TCCAAGCGAATGAACGAACTATCAGCGCAAGGCTGGAGCGATGATCAGATTGCGGCGGAACTTGATGCGGCCGGATACGGTCAATATAAATCGTGGTTAAAGTCTTATTAAAAATAAAGGGGTAGACTATGGGTGCGTTTGATGATATTACAAGCCAATACGGCAAGGCAGCTGGAAACGGTAACGCCTTTGAAGATATAACAACCGAATACGGTTATGACGTAGGCAACGCGCCCAAGCCTACGTTTTGGGATAGCGTTAAAAATAATGCCGAATATGTTGCTAATGGCGTTAAAAACAATATTGAATGGATTGATAAAACCGGCAAAGAAATTAATGACAATGTAGGTAATACATTATCAAATTGGAAAGATGATGTAGTAAACAAATCAAACAATTTAGGTAATGAGTATTCTAAAAGTGCTGCTAATGCCATTGATGCTAATGGGGATAATTTTTCAGCATTTGACGATAACGGCGACTTTGTAAACGAATATGCTACGCCGGGGTTAGGTAAAGCACGGGTTGAAGCATATAACGCTGGCGTTGGCAAGCCAGCTGGATATCTAGCAATTACTCCGTATGTTCCACCACCGGTGCGACTAGCTGCTGGCGTACTTGCAGCGCCTACGATTGCAAGTGATACGGCGGAAATGTATAACGCAAATGCAACCGCAGAAGACGAAGGAACGGCACCGGACGGAATTTTAGGGAATAAATATGTAGCTACGGCAAAAAATGTATTAGTAGACCCGATTGCGGAACCGGTTGGGCGTTTGGTTGATGATCCGGGCGAATTTGCCAAAAATATTGCCATGAACCCTACTAACTTATGGGAAGATGTATTTTTACCGGTTGGCATGGTGAAAGGCGTAACGCCTAAAAAGGTATCTGGCGCAATCGGTGAGCGTGTAGGACGTGCAGCGGAACATATCAAAGAAAAGGCATCTAATGCCTTTGAAGATATTGGGGAGCGTTTTTCTAAAGAAGAACCACGTATGCAAGAAGGGGTTATGTACAATGCGTTTGAAGATATTCCAGTACCGGAAGAAACTGCAAATGCAGTAGAACCGCGCGAATACTCCGAAGGCGGTTTGAACGGTCAACCTATGGAAGGCGAAACAGGTAATATCCAAGCGGATATATATAACCGATATCGTCAAAACGGTTTAAGCGACGTTGAAGCCGCTGCCATGACTGGCAATATTGGCGCCGAAAGCAGTTTTAATACGACCGTTACAAGTGGCGACGGGTACGGTTCCCGTGGTTTGGTTCAGTTTACTGGCGATAGATTGAACGGCGAAAAAGGTTTGTTAAAATTTGCGAAAAGTCGTGGATTAGACCCATGGGATTGGAGAACGCAAGTTGATTTCAGCGTATGGGAATTACATAATACCGAAAGCGCTGCACTTGAAGCAATGCGCGCGCATCCAGATGCAACCCCGGAAGAAATGGCCGTTATCATACGGAAAAATTACGAAAGACCAGACCCAGCAGTTGCACGTGATGAGGTGCGGGCGCAAATTGCTAAAGAAACATTCGACGGCAATTATGGTAAATATGAAAATGGGCCACGTGATAATACATCGTTTAAAGATAATACGCTAGACCCTAACCGCCAAAGTTATGAAGAACCGTTCAAAGATGAATTTGTAGAACGGGAAATGTCAAAAACCGAAGAACCTCACGCCGATTTAAATAGTTTTGTAGAAAATACTGAAAATAAATCAGTTAAAAACGAATATTTAGGTATAAACTATCAAGGTGAAGGTGAAACGGCCCGTACAGGCGAAATAAACGAATTTAAGCCAGAAAACCGCATGAATACTGAATTTGTAGAGGGTGAAAAACCTAGAATTCAAGAAAAGGCGGTTGAAAACGATGTAAATAGTCAATTTAGATACGAAGAAGATGCGCCAAACGTAAGTTTGAAAAATGCTATTGATGAATTACCGTTAAAAGCACGCGAAACAATCGTAAATGAATTAAAAGACGTTGTGAAACATGATGCATCTGAAACACGATTTACGGAATTAGAAAATAAAGTTAATTCTAATACGGAAATTTTAAAAGACTTGAACCGTGCAACAAAGCCGGATATTCCGAAGGCTGAACTTGATGCGGTAAAAGTCAAATTGTCAGAAGCGTTAGACGTACCAGTTGAAAAACTGAATAACGAATATATGGAACGCGTTCGTACGGATCGCGCTGCTGAACTTATTGCATATACGCAAGAACTTAAAATGCTAAAAGCAGAACCGGCAGAAGGTGGCGTGAGCAAATACGCGCAGCAACCTAGCCAACTACTTGAACACGCAACGCATGAACAAGTACGCGAAGCCGTTGTAAAAGCGTTTGACGGTAACGAAGCAATGGCAAACCGTTATTTGGAAAGCAAGGGCGTTACACCTATGGAACCATTGCAATATAACGTAAAGGGTAAGGAAACACCGCATACTGGCATTGATGAAGTAGAGCGGTTAGGCCGAAGCGTAACACGCAAGGAAATTCTTGATGCGGTTAATAACCTATTTAAACAACGCGTTAAAAGTGGCCGTTTGGGGCGTCCTAACGTGCGCGGTTGGTATAATACTAAAACCGATGTAATCCGTAGCGGTAATTATGGCGAAATTCCAACAATCATGCATGAGTTAGGCCATTATGTGGATAACTATTTTAATTTTAGTAAAGATGCACGATTTAATAACGAATTTAACGGCGTAATTCAAGACCGGTTCGGTAAAGCCTACAACAAATTAGGTATGGACGGTATACGCGGCGAAGGTTACGCAGAATTCTTTAAGGATTATGTAAGTGATCGCGCGAAAGCAAAACGGGAATTCCCAGAATTCTATAAACACTTTACGGAAGCGATTGCAAAAGAACCGGAATTAAACGGTATAACCAATAAATTATCACAGCTGGTTCATGAGTGGCACCGTCAAGGCGGCGCGGAACGTATCAAAGGGAGTATTTCTTTCGAAAGCAAGGGGAAAGTTAGCCAAGCTATTGATGCGGTTAAACGTGGCGATGCTAAGGACGTAATAAAAAAAGCGTTGAACGATGTATACACTAAAGCCATTGATGAATTGAACCCGTTAAAGGATTTAGTTGAGGAAGTCGAACGCCAAACGGGCGAAAAGATTGCCTTTGATGATAATCCATACATGCAAGCATGGCTTGCGCGTGGCTGGGTAGGTAAAGCAGAAACGCTTATTGAACACGGCGCGCCGGAACGTGGTATAAAATCACTCAAAGATATTTTGAAAGGCATAGGCGAAAAGGAACATAAGGAATTCTCCGCATACCTTGTAGCCTTGCATGATTTAGACCTACACAAAAATAAACAAAAAGCAACGTTTGATTATACCGAAGATGCTGCCGTATTAGGTAAGCACGCCGGAAATGAACGTTTTCAAAAGGCAGCAGTTGAAATCTATAAATATCAAGATTATCTATTGCAAATGCTGGTTAAAGAAGGCATGCTAACGGCTAAGGCGTATCATACAATGCGTAAAATGTACCCGCATTATATTCCGTTTTTCCGCGATATGTCAGATGCTGGCATGCAATCGTTTTTATCTGGCGGAAAAGGTTTCGTTGATGTATCTAGTCCGGTGAAACGTTTCAAAGGCAGCACGCGCGATATTATTGACCCGTTGGAAAGCATCGTAAAAAATACGTTCCAATTCTATAACGCAGTAGAACGCAACCACGTTGGGCGTACATTTGCGAAACTAGCCGATAAAAACGGCGTAGGGCAAATAGTGGAACGTGTAAATGGTGATAAGGCAAAAACGGATAATACGTTTAATGTTTGGGAAAACGGCGAAAAAGTAACGTATGAAACAACGCCGGAACTTATTCAAACGATGCGCATGTTAGATAAAGAACAATCAAACATGGTTGCTAAAATCTTATCGTATCCGGCTAACTGGTTACGCGCTGGCGCTACATTATCACCAGAATTTATCTTGCGAAACCCTGTACGCGACATGATAGGTGCATCTATTTATTCCAAACATGGTTTTATTCCTGTAGTTGATACTTTCAAAGGATTGGCGCTATTCCTTAAAAAAGGCGAATTATACTGGGAATATATGAAGTCCGGCGCAGCACATGCGGCAATGGTTTCATTAGATCGCGACTATTTAGGCGGTCAATTACGCGATATTATGAGCCGTGAAAGTAAGGTTACTAAGTTGATTAAAAACCCTATTGAAGTATTACGCGCTATGAGTGAAGCAACAGAAATGGCAACACGATTGGCGGAATTCGATAATGCACGAAAGGGTTATACTGGGGTTAGTAATCGACTATTTGGGAAAGATAGAAAGCCTTTAACTGCAAGAGAAGCAGCACTTGAAAGCCGTGATATAACGCTAGATTTCAGCCGTAGGGGTTCACATGTTAAAAAGGCAAATCAAGTAATAGCCTTTTTTAATGCTACAATCCAAGGTGCTGACAAAATGGCGCGTGCTTTCAAAGAAGACCCGCGCGGCATGACGGTTAAAACTATGCTATATATCACGTTACCAAGTATTTTGCTATGGTATATGAACAAAGACGACGAACGTTATCAAGAGTTGCCACAATGGGAAAAAGATACATTCTGGATTATTCCGGGTAAAGAAAATATGTATAGGGTTCCTAAGCCATTTGAGGCTGGCGTGTTATTTGGTACATCGTTTGAACGTATGTTGCAATATTTTGACGATGAAAAAAACAACCGTAAAAGCGTAGGTTTTAAAGGTTTTGGTGATAGGGTAATTGATAGCCTTGCGCCTAATTTTATGCCTACTGCTATGATACCGGTTGTTGAAGCTATGACAAATTACTCTTTATTCAGACAACGGGATATTATTCCGCAATCTCAAGAAAACTTGCCGGCACACCTACAGTACGGCGCTAATACTAGCGAAGTTGCAAAATTCGTAGGCGATAAAATCAACGTTTCGCCGTATATTGTAGATAATACAATAAGAGGGTACGGCGGCGGCCTTGCTGGGTTAGGTTTGAGCGGTATTGATGCGATATCTGGTGCAAAAGAAAATAATGCATCTAAAAAATGGTACGAAGCGCCGGGGTTAAGAGGGTTCACGGCGGCACCTTATCAATCATCTAATAGCGTACAACGTGTTTATGATGATTATAAGGAACAAGAAAAATTGCATAATGAATTTAAACTAACAGGGCAACGACCAGACGGATACGATGCCAAAGAATTCGCAAAACTCAAAAATGCAAGTGATAGCCTAAAAGGTTTGAATAAAGCATCCAAGGCGATCATTAATAATGAGCGCATGAGCGGCGACCAAAAGAGGGAACAATTAGACAAAATCAATATGAGAAAAGCCAATATAGCGCGCAGCGTTTATGGTTTAGGTAAGGTTAAATAAAGGGGCGCATAATGGAGTTTATTTTGAAGTTTATTGTTGAGGGTTGGAACTCTTTAACAGATAGTTTTATATTGAAGGCAATGTTAAGCGGTGCGGCTGCCGTTGCGATATGGTTAATTGGAATTAAACACGTCCAGATTTTGGGCGTGTTTATTTTATTGGTATTTATTGACCTATTCACTAAATGGGCGGCTATTGCCTATCAAATGTTAATTGATGAATACGGATATGATAAAGACCAAATAGCCGTATGGGAAAAATATCGCGCAATACCGTTGGCATTTGAAAAAGGTTTAATTTCTAGCCGATACATGCGAAAAGGTTTTGTGTTTAAAGTTTTAACGTATATCGCAGCCACAATGGCGGCCGTGTTATTCGATGAAATGAGCGGGCAAAAACAATTTGCGGTATCGTTGGTTTGGTTATATTTGGGTTCCTGTGAATTCCTATCTATTATGGAAAACCTACGCGACGGCGGAAATGTGATGCTAGGTAAATTCCTTGATTTAATCAGAACAAAAATTGAAAACAAGGTGAAATTATAAGGGGGTACCATGAGAGGTATTGACGTAAGCGAAAATAACGGCGTAGTTGATTGGGGCGCGGTCAAGGCTAATGGGTTTGATTTTGCAATCATTCGCATCGGTTATGGCCGTGGCAATTTAGATAGTGAATTCTATAACAATATTAACGGCGCTATCAATGCCGGTTTGGCAGTTGGGGTATACCATTATTCCTATGCCATGAACGAAGAACATGCAGCAGATGAAGCCGAATTCGTATTGAATACGCTTAACGATGCCGGCTTAACTATTGATAAGTTGCCAATGGGCGTATGGTTCGATATGGAAGATGCTGACGATTACAAGGCAGAACATGGCATGCCAACGGGCCAAGAATTAACAAATATTTGCAGCGTGTTCATCAATAAGTTATGGCAAGCTGGTTATGTAAATACTGGTTTGTATGCTAGTTATGACTGGTTAGTAAATGTATTAGACGTTAGTCAGTTGGGCGGTTGCGCTATCTGGTGCGCACAATTAAATAGCCAATGCGACTATGAAGGCGCTAATTTGTGGCAATATACATTTACTGAAAACATTGAAGGTAAGGAATTTGATGCGGATTTAGTATTGAATTGGCCTATCTAACGGGGGTATTGTATGGATACTATCAAGCAATTCATAAGGGCGTATTTACCAGTTATCACAGTTGCATTGCTTATGTTGCTGGTGGTAGTTGCCGGCCTATTCGCCTATAATGTGATGCATACCAAAAAGCTACAAGAACCGGTTATTATCAATCAGACCATAGCGAAGAACCCGCACAAAATGGCGGATACATTAAAAATCACGCCGAAGGAAGCGACGGAAGTTATTTCCTATAAGGAAAGTACTGAACCTGTGGCAACGTATTATACACAGGCGCCAACGTTACATGATGCGGCAGTCATAACAAAAAACGCTATCAAGGATAAATCACCGAATATTCCAAAGGAAGCCATAGAAAAAAGCGATAGAACCGCAGTTGTTGAAAATACCGATGAACAAAAGGTTGATGTATATAAAATCAACCTTAACAAATCGCATCGCATAATGGGCGGCGTTACAGTATTAGAAACAGGTAAGGTATATGAAACGGTAGGTTATCAAGCTGGCGACTTTCAAGGTTTAGCGCATTTTGACGGTAAGCATTTTAAAGGAGCTAGCGCACTTTATACATTCGCGAAATGGTAGGTGATCCGATTATCTCCGAGTTGCACGGCTTGCAACAGTAAACTATTAGTTGACAGTTGGAAAGGAAATATTATGAAAACATTTACATTTGAAGGCAAAACTCATATGTTCGCGGAAGAAGTAAACCCAAAGAAAGACGGTTTATATACCGCAACTTTAACAGACCATAACAACGTACGTTGTGAAATGTGGTTCATTAACGGCGAATTGAAACGCCTTGTTGAATTAGATTAATAAGAAAGGGGTACCATAGCGGTACCCCTCTTTTTTATTTTTGACGGCAAAAATACGGCAAAAATTTCATAATAAACTATATGATTTTGTGGATATGAATTCTTAAAAATTGTTTTGGCCAATCAGTTAAAAACTACACTATGCTATTTTATGGATAAAAAATATTAAATCCGATATAATATATTGATATAAAATACAGGCTATAAAATGCCATGTTTAATAGGGTTTATTATTAAAACGGCAGAAATTCGTCAAAAATAATTAGCCGAAAATATCGGCAACCTTATCAGCTGCCTTTAATCGCATATCATCTGAAAAATGAACATATGTATTTAATACTGTTTGTATACTATCACCTAATAGGGCGGATACCGTTTTTATGTCTACGCCATTTGATAATAATTTAGTTGCGTATGTATGGCGTAGATCATGAATTGAATTATCTGGCAAGAACCTTTTCATAATTCGTGTTGCGCCCCAGCTAGCACTAACTTTATTATTGAAAAGGCGTTCAGTCGAACATGTTTCTTTGTATTCTTTCAAGATATTTGTTAATATTGGCGGAATAGGTAATTGCCTATAACTATTTTTTGATTTAAGCGGCTTTAACGCATATTTATTGTAATCAATCGCGCCGAATTGCTGCACTACATTTATAGTATTGTTATCTAAATCCACATTATCCCAAGTAAGGCCGATAATTTCGCCATATCTCATGCCGGTATAAGCAGCAATAGAAAATATAACATAGTATTTATAGTTTTTATGCTTTACTGCATTTAAAAATGTTTCTATTTCTGTATCTGATAACGCCTTTATTTTTGTAGGTTCATTATCCTTAAAACGCGGTATTGATTTCAATTCATTTGTAGGAATTATTTTATATTGGTTCACCGCGTATCTAAATAAACGCTGAATTACGCCCAAGGCAAGGTTTTTGGTGGTGATTGAGTATAAACTATCATTCAATATCCGTTTCACTTGATACGGCGTTATATTCGCAATTTTTTCGTTATGTATAGGCTTAAATATATCAAACGTACGCTTATAGGCCTGTAACGTATTGAATGTACGCGGTTTATTTTCCCTAATATAAATTTCAAAAAATTCAATAAGAGTTATATTTCTAAGACTATCATCGGTTGCGGTGATAGTCTTTTTTAGTTTATCAATGATCGTTTGAGCGTGGATTTTTGCCGCCTTTTGTGTTTCAAAACCCTGTTTCGATTTTTGGCGCCAGCGGTTGCCGTCCTTGTATGAAACGATACATTGATACCCTTTATCCTTTTTTCTTATCGTTATATTGCATTGCATCGTCTAATTCCTTTAATGAATAACTTGCTATGTAATGAGCGCCAACAGTTAAGGCGACTATTAAAAGCAATAAAATATATCGGTGTTCTTCCCAAGACATAAGGCCTAATATCATACCAATAATAAGGTACAGGATACTTTGATAAAAGGCTACGTTAATTGCATCTTTTTTACTCATGGTAAACCCCTTTATTTAACAATATATGCGCGAATGTATCCGCATCATGTTCCAGCTTTTTGCGTAAATCATTGTCTATTTCCTTAAATAAATCATAATCCTTATGAAGGAATATATGCCCTAATTGATGCGCAAGCGCCATGCGCTGCTGGCGCCTACTCAACCGGCTATTTATAATAATAGCCTTTTTTATCTCCGGTTTTATCTGTATACCGCTAACGCAAGCCGGCAATGGTTTATATATAACTTTAATATCTAATTTACTTGCTATATGGCGCGGTTCGTTTGAGCCGTGCGAATTAATCAAATCTAAGACAAAAGAACACATATTGAACATGCTAACAATTCCCCTTGAATATATTAATCGTCTAATACCGCTTTTAACACTTTGGATATTTTAGCTTTTTGTGATGCCGTCAATTCACGATCACCGTAATAACAAATTAAAGCATTATCCGTAATTTTCTTTAAATCAATAGAAATTTCTTGCTTTTTGACTTTAGGCGCTCCCTCTACGCCGTCGGTAAAATAACCTATTGGAACACCGAAATATTCCGATAATATTTTAATATTTTTTAAACTAGGATTGCTTTCTCCTTTCTTCCAACGTGAAAATGCACTTTGCGGAATTTTGGTATCTTTTGAAATTTGATATGCTGATACGCCTGTTTTTCGCATTAATTCTTCGATTTTGTTGTATAGCATAATGTACCTCGCTAAATATAAACAGACTATTTAACATTTTTAAAAAGTGTTTACTAGACTACTTACTAAAACGGAAGTACAATATAGCCATAAGGTACTTATGAAATCGTAAGTGTCTTGAAGTTTTGATATAGCAAGTGTGGCGTCGAAAATCATCACTTGCTATATCGCAAGTATACCATTTTAGAAAGCGGGGTGTAAACCATAAAAACAGTAACAAAAAATGTTTTTAAACTCATGGATAGCAATGGTATTACCGCTTATAAACTATCCAAAGAAACGGGAATTTCCGAAAGTGTTATTTCCCGTTGGCGTAGTGGCGAACAATCGCCAAGCCTTAGCAGCCTTGTAAAGGTTGCGCACTTCTTTAATTGTGGTTTATCGGAATTGATGAAAGGGGTTACGAAATGAAACTGACGTATACAGTCGAAGAAGTTGCCGACGTACTAGGTATATCAAAATCTTCTGTATACAACTTGCGAAACGCTGGCACAATTCACCAGCTAACAAAATTACCGGGCGTATTATTTTCCGTCAAAGAAATTCAAGAAGTAGCCGGATTAGAAACCGAAGTAAATGCGGTTAATTACCGGGCGTTAAAAGCAGAAAATGAAGCATTGGCCGAAGAAAACGCAAAACTAAAAAATAGTATAAAAAAAATCACCAGCAATGTACTGGCGATTACGGGGGAATTTGTCAATGACTAGCATTATGAAAATTGTAGGTTTTGTATTGTTGTTAGGTACGCCGGGATCATTAGAAATTGACGTACTAACATTCTATGAAGCAATGTTGCAAGGCCTGTTAGGTATCACGCTGCTATATAGCGGTATCTATATTGATAAATTAAAAAAGGCCCAATAGTAACGGCAATTACCAAAGGGCAGATGCGAAAAGTGAGTTATTAAAGCATCTTAACCGCATAATATCATATGCGCGTTAGGGTGGCAAGGTGAAAATATGGATAAAAAAGAAATGTTGGAATGTTTAGATAAATTCGACTCAATAAAAGAAGCGATAAAGGCCGTAGATGAAAACATTTACATGTGTATCACGTTTACATTATCTTCATTTGAAAGTGGGATTAAGTACCACGTTTGCGCGATTAGAAGAAAGAAATATGTAAAATTTGCGTTAAAAGGTTTTAAGGATACTTATTTGGAAAACGAAAAAGTGATTAATAATCATAACGAAGTATTGGAAATGTTAGAAAAGGAAACCATAAATGAGTAGCATCTACGAATTAAACAAAGACTATGCGGAACTATCCGCGATGCTTGAAGCAGCGGAAACGCCGGAAGAAATCGAAGCAATTCAAAACACGCTTGAAATGCTTGATTTATCCATTGAAGAAAAAATCGAAAACACGGCCAAATATATGATTAATGTTGAAGCCGATATACAAGGCATTAAGGCTGAAATTGATAGATTAAATAAAGTTAAGAAATCAAAAGAAAGCACTATTGAAACCTTGAAAAATAACATTGAATATTCAATGAAACAAAAAGGCATTGAAAAATTGGAAGTTGGCACCTTTAAAGCTGGTTATCGCAAAAGCGAAAGTGTTGAAATTATCAACCTTGATGTAATACCAGCGGACTTTACAAAAGTTGAAATTAAAGCCGATAAAACGGCAATAAAAAAGGCACTTAAAGCCGGCGAAGTGGTGGAAGGTGCAGAAATTAAGGTAAACCAAAATTTCTATATTAAGTAGGCGGTGAAACATGGAATTTAGAACACTAAAAGCAAATGAAATAGATTGCCGTATTCAATCACTAAACGAAAAGAACGGCAGCGTAGGTGCAGTAGTGCTGCTATACAAAGATGCACGCGTTGACATGCGGCTACTTGATGAAGTTGTAGGGGCAATGAATTGGAAGCGCGAGCATACGATCATTGGCGATAGATTATACTGCACAGTTTCAATCTATAACGAACAAACTGGCGAATGGGTTGGAAAGTCCGACGTAGGAACTGAAAGCAATACCGAAAAGGAAAAAGGCCAAGCATCTGATAGTTTTAAACGCGCATGCTTTAACTGGGGTATCGGTCGCGAATTATATTCCGCGCCGTTTACCTATATCAATTTACAAAAAGGCGAATGGTACACAGGAAAAGACGGAAAGCCTAAATCATACGCAAAATTTACGGTTAAAGAAATTGAATATGACGAAAATCGAAATATCAATAAATTAACCATAGTTGATAGTAAAGGAAGCGTGCGATATACAATGGGCGGAAGTGTAGCACCTACTAAAGAAACAAAACCAAAAGAAACGCATGTTGCTGGATATGATGAATTTTGTAAACTTGCGAAAGAAAACAATGTACCGCCAGCAGAAATAACAAAGTATATAGCAACAGAATTTAAAAAACCACGGTTAGCGCTTTTAGATGCGTTTGAAATGGTTGCGGCGCTTGATTGGTTAAAGAAACTTATTGAACAACAGGGCGCCGAATAATGAAATGGGTAACAAAGGGTATCAATTTAATAAAGTCGATTGGCTGGAATATTTTGATACCCGCGCCGAAAGATGAAGCGTTAAATAAGTTAGATCCGGAAGCGGAATACATTATTGAAATCAAAAAGAAGGTAAAACGCCGTTCACTAAATGCCAACGCGTATGCGTGGGTATTATGTGAAAAGATTGCGAAAGAACTTTCAAAACACGCATATATTTCAAAAAATGACGTGTATAAGCGTGTTATTCAAGAAGCTGGTACATTTACCTATCTACCAATTAAAAACGATGCCGTAGGGCGATTTATTGAAATTTGGCACGGCCACGGGTTAGGCTGGTACGCCGAAGATGCCGGCCCAGCAAAAACAGAAGGCTATACAATCGTTCGCGCCTACCATGGCAGCAGCGTTTACACGGTGGACGAAATGCGGCGTTTGATTGATGCCTTAGTTGATGAGTGCAACCAATTAAACATACCTTTAGAAAACAATGATTATATCAACTCATTAATAAATGAATGGGGGAACAATGAACAAGCGAAAGAAACTTGATAACGTTCTATATGCCCGTACTAGAAAATGGGCGTATGAACGCGATGAAGGTTTATGCGTACTATGCGGTGCAATGGCTACGGAAGTGCATCATATAGAGTTTAGATCGCACGGCGGTTTATCAAATCTTAATAATCTGGCTTGCTTATGCCGTGATTGCCATACAAAAGCGCATGGCGTAGATGCTAAACAAATTAGGGAAATCTTAAAAGAACGAAATAAGGGGGTTACATGGCAGAACGAAGAATGATGTCAAAGAAAATTATTGATACTGATAATTTCTTAGATATGCCACAAAGTACACAATGCCTTTATTTCCATTTACTACTAAGGGCAGACGATGACGGCTTTATTCAATCACCGAAAGGCATCATGCGAATTACTGGCTGCAAAGACGATGATTTAAAATTGCTTATTGCTAAAAGGTTTGTAATTGGTTTTGAAACTGGTGTAATTGTCATTAGACATTGGCGGATACACAACTACGTACAAAGCGATAGATACTCAAAATCAGAACTACCAGAAGCAAAGCAAGTAGAGTTAAAAAACAAGGTGTATGAAGTAGTTGAACCGGCTGCAAATCCAGATAATACCTACATGGATACAAAATGTATACAAAATGGATACAATCTGGATACACAGATAAGAATAGATAAGATAAGAGAAGAAGAGAATAGAATAGAAACACTATGTCATGTTTCACATGACGATGTGGATAAATCTCACTTTGAAATTATCGAATATCTTAATCTTAAAACTGGTTCAAAATTTAAACCTACAACTAAACCATATGTACAAGCAATTAGATCACGCTTGAAAGAAGGTTATACGGTTGACGATTTTAAAATCGTGATTGATAAAAAATGCCGTGAGTGGAAAGGTACGAAATTAGAAAAGTATCTAACACCTAAAACGCTATTTGCGCCAAGCCATTTTGATACATATCTAAATTCAAACGAAATGGCAGCCATGACGGATACAGAAAAGAAGGTTGCAGAATTAAACGCACTTATTGATGCGGTAGAAAGGGGAACAGATGAAACCGGAAACGTTGAAAGCTACGGGCCAACTATTGATATATGACAAATTCGATAGTGCGAAGGTTAAAATGTACGCCTATATGCTGGAAGATATCAACCCGGTAACATTGGCGGAAGCAATCAAACAATGCATCAATACGTGCGAATTCGTTCCAGCCGTTGCAACCATTCGCAAGAAAGCGGCGGAAATTTCCGGATATGTAAACGGAAAAAAGGAGCGATTAATAGCGCAAGATGCATGGGAAGTAGTCAGAAAGAAAGCAAGTAGCGTAGGTTATGAAAAAGGCCTTGATGAACTGGAAGGTATAACAAGGCTTGCCGCTAAAACTGTATGGCGTTTCTTCGACCCAAGAAATTCACAAAGCTATAACGAAAGCGCAGCGATGAGCCAATTTTGTAAAGCTTATGAACAACTGGCAGCGCGTGAACAAAGAAATAGCGAAATCGCGGAAAGCATCAAAAGTAATGGCCTATTAATGGAAGCGCGTAAAAGGGCAGAACTTAATATGCCACGAAATACAGAAATTAAGATGCTAGATAACGGCCATTTGGTTGAGGTTGAAAAGCATGAACCGGTAGACATTAAAAGCATGGTTAAAGATGCCGATATTTCGGAAGAAAGTAAAAAGTTGATACTGGGGGTGTTGGAATGAACAAAAAATATAATTTATTCCCGAAATTAATCGAATGTAGGGAACTGTTAGGCTATACACAATCAGACATGGCAGCGATTGCCGGTGTATCACCGGAAACATACAAGAAACATGAACGCGGGTTATTTGATTTTAGATTAACGGAAATGCTTGCAATTCAAGAAAACGTTAATGACGAATTACAAACAAATTTAACGCTTGATGAATTGTTCGGAATGAAAAAAATCGTTTAAATGCGTTGTATGGAATTTTTAAGCCGTCAATGATAAATCATAAGGGCGAAATAGTAAAAGGGGCAAATTAAGCAAATTTACCCTATAGAATTAGAAAATAGAAAGGGAATTATATGAATAGTGTTCAATTATTAGGAAATCTTGCGCGTGATCCGGAAGTGCGTTATACACAATCTGGGCGAACGGTTGCAACTTTCACAGTTGCAGCCAGCAATACATACATTGATAGTGCAACAAACGAAACGAAAGAACAAACGGCGTTTGTAAATTGCGTTGCATGGGGCAAGCTAGGCGAAGCAGTAGGCAACTATAGAAAAGGGAACCGCCTATTTGTAGAAGGTCGAATTCAAACAAGAAGTTATGAAACGCAAGACGGGCAAAAAAAATATGTTACGGAAGTTATCGCCGGTTTCGTTGGCGTATCCGCTTTAAATGATGCGGCAACAGAAAGCAATTTTGATAATTTTGCAGATGATAAAGGGAACGATGAAAATATTCCGTTCTAAGGTGTGAAAATGCTAGTAAAAAACGAGAATGAATGGTGCTGGTGCATAGATGAGTATGTAGGGTATCCGCATAAAAGCGTTGAAGATGCGATTAAGGAATTTACGGATACTTATCCAGCTGATGAAGTACCCAAGGTTAGAGTTGGAAACCCATATTATTACGTTCCTACTGTTGATGCAGAACGTGTAATTGAAGATGTTTATAGTAGTGATCTTGATGATGAAATTGCGGAATGGTCGGAAGATTATTTGCTAGATGTAAAACAAGAACATATAAACGAATTACAAGATGAATTAACCAACGTATTTCGTAAATGGGAAAAACGCCACGGGTACAACAATACATCTTTTGTTGTTCTTGAAACTATAAATCCTTTTAAAAAAGGTGCGAAAAAATGAAATCACCGTGTAAGGGGTGTGAGTATAGGGTGTTAGGCTGCCATAGTACATGCGCGGCCTACATCAAATACAGTACCAACAGAAAAAAAAGAAATAGAAACCCGTGATAATCGGGGCGACGTGTTCGGGTATGTAAAGGATAGCCGCCATAAGATTAAAAGGCGAATGGGGCAGTATAAAGTGTATTAGGAAAGGAAAATTATGTTACGAATTAAAGTGTTTCAAAATGGATCAGCAAGATTTTATAACACTAAAACATTTGAGGAAAAAGGCGGAAAAGATAACGAAGCGTATGAATTCATGTTAGCCATGGGAAACGTTGATTTAGGAAACAGAAAATTTATACATTTTGTTGATGAAACAACAGATACAAGCGTTTTTATATCGCCTGTTGAGTGTGTGATTGAAGCTGAAGGGGTTGCGGAAGAATGAACGCAGACTATATAGGAAATTGGCTTGCGTTAGGTGCTTGCATATACGGCGGGAAAACCGCCGATGCAGCATTGCAAATATTAGGCCTAAGAAAAGGGGTTAAAAGAAAAAATAACCGCGATGATATTAAAACAAGTACTCTAATTAGTTTAAGGGAAAAAGGTTTGACATTGAGGGAAATTGCGGAAGAATGTGGCGCATCGTTTACCTTGGTACGTAAGCGGTTGTTAATTGCTGGTGTAAACCTTGAAAGAAAATATCGTTGATAAAGGGGAATTAATAAATGAGTGTAAAGGTAGACATGGGGAACGGTAGAGTTTTTACATGTGAGCAACTAGCCAGCGCGTTAACGCTGGTTATTGAAAACATGATTTTGAAACCAAAAGTAACGCAAGATAGATTTTTAATTACGCTTGAATACAAATACCATAAGGACGGCAAAACGAAACGATTGCGGCAAGCACTTTCCAAAATGGTAATGGAAGTATTCAATGGAACGGTTGAAGCGTACATTTACAACGTACGGCAGCAAATGAAGGAAATTATTGTAAAAGGGGAATTGAATTATGACGAATGAGCAAAAATGGTTATTGCAAGAAATGTATAACGAAGGTTATAGAGATATTAAGATTGAAGGTGTTTACGCATTTTTCGTAAATCCTACATTTATTGAAAACGGCGGGAATTTTAAGATACGCGATCATACCCCAAGAATTCCATGCAAGGTGCTGGGGTTAAATCCTAATATCCGTAAATATTCTATTGCATCGCTATTGGGTATTGTGGAATGGGAAAAGGTTCCAGTTGATACGCCGATAGTTATTTATAGGGACTATGGAGAAATAAGAAGTTATTTTGCTGGTTACAAAAACGGAAAAGTTTTATTTTATGTTAGCGGTACAACAAGCTGGAGCAATCCAAGCGGTAAATTAGGAATTAAAGAAGCTGATTGTGAAAAAGTCGAATTAGCGGAAAGATTAACGGTGGTTCATTATGGGCGTGATTGATATTACATTAAAAGGACGGCCGGCAACTAAAAAGAATAGCGGCCGTATTGTATTTAAGAATGGGAAACGCATTATAATTCCGTCGGAAGCATACGAAAATTATGAAGATGATTGCTTATGGCAACTGGCTGGCAAGAAACTGGCTGGCGAGAAACTGCATATATCTGGCATTGTAGTTGTTGAATGTAAATATTATTTGCCAAATAAAAGAAGTTGGCCGGACTTAATCGGGTTACTACAGGCGACTAGCGATATATTAACGAAAGCGAAAGTTATCGACGATGATAAATGGATATGTTCATATGGTGATAGCTGCATCGCTGGTATTGATAAAGATAACCCAAGGGCAGAAATACGGATTATGGATAGAAAAAATAAAGTATTGGAAGCGTTATTGAAATGAGGGACAATAAATGGAACTACTAAACAGGATTAAACGCATCTTTGGTTATAAACGATATAATGCGGACGTTATTAAAATTAAGCGATGCATGCCGGGTGTATTGTTGCCAAAAGTTGGCAGCGTAGATGCTGCTGGCATGGATTTTTACCAGCCGGAAAGCGTAGTTATAGAACCGCATCAAACGCAATATGTAACGCTAGGCCTAGCGGTGGAAATTCCAAAGGGGTATATGTTAATGTTAGCGCCACGATCTAGCATGAGCAAAACGCCGTTAATTATTCCGAACTCATTCGGGGTGATTGATGCGGACTATAGGGGTGAAATTAAAGCAATTCTACACAATACCAGCGATACGCCGTATTTAATTCAAAAGGGTGATAGATTAGTACAGGGAATTATGGTACCAGTAGGCGCGTTAAAGTTGTTAGAGGTTGCACAATTAACCGAAACGGCGCGCGGTGCTGGTGGTATTGGTAGCACGGGAAAATAGCCATGATTAAATTATTGTTTGATGCTGCATTGTTATTTTCGCTAGTGATAGCATTAATTAAATTAGTATCAATATTTACGATGTAGTTGATAAGGGGCAATATAAATGCCCCTTTGATACAAATAGGCGAAAGGGGAAATGTGTAATGCCTATTATTAACCCGATGTATTTGTACTTGATTGAGGTACTGCATAATTTGGACGTGTTTAATCAAGGCGTTTTTATACTGGCATCAAGTATAATGTTTATGCTTGTAATTTTTTACAAGGAAAGTTTCAAGTATGACGAAGATAAAAAAATTAAGAAATATATTTGTATTTGCGGGGTTGTGTGGTTAGCATCGTTTTTTATTTGTGTTTTTGTACCTACCAAAGATGCGATGTATAAAATGCTGCTGGCGCATTATGTAACAACCGATAATATCCAATTAGTGAACGAAGCAGTTAAAGCCAACTTACAAGACTATTTGAACATGTTAGGGGAAACAGTTAAGAACATGCGATAATGAACCATACGGGGGATATATGACGGATAAAGAATATAGAGAGATAGGCAAGGAATTCCTAGAACCGATTAAATTAATATCAATGAAAATCAAATCATTGAAAGAAGATCTAAAGCATTTGCAATCCGATATAACAACGATTGGGGCAGTTGATTATAGCAAGGAACGTTTAAGCGGTGGCGGAACGCCGGGCGGGTTAGACCGTCAAATAGTACGCCTTGAAAGTAAACGCGATGCGGTGCATAAAGAAATAGGCGCATTAATTGATGAACGCGAAACGGCGGCGGAAATCATCAATCAATGCACCACAGGGAAAACGAATATATTATTAATGCGTGAGTATATAGACGGCGAAAGCGCGAAATATGCGAAAAGTTTCACCGATTTAGGAAAAACGCAAGCAGCCGAATTGAAAACACTAGGCCTTATTAATGTAGGTAAATTTTTACACAATACGTATTATCCTAACATGTATACTGCTAAGGCGGTAAAAGTCGGACTATACCGAACTACATCGGAATAATACGGAAAAGCGATATATAGTATAATTATATTGTCATATGATGCTTAAAAGCCATTGACGTTAATTCTCCTATTAGATGATGCAACACATGGGGAACTTTGGGCCGTTCCCCTTGCGTGTTGTATACAGTACCGGCGCCAAAAATTCCTTTCAACGAACACATGCCATACAATCCTATCAAAAATAAGTACTTCCTAATTTTATAACTACTTGTACGATTTCATAGATTGCCGGTATTGTATAGAACATACAAACGAACTGAATAAAACTATCAGAATATGAGGTATATCCACGGCGATATATCTCATTTTTTGTATAAAGGTAACATTTAATGATTGAAAACTGAACATAATGCACATTTTTTTATTTTAAGAGATATCACCTTCATAGTTTCTAATGATCTTTTAGTGCGGCGTGTTCGGTTTTGAGTAATTAAGTTAGGTGGTGAAAAGCTAGTGAATATCATATGTACAAAGTCAAAATGTCTTAATAACAAGAAGGGCCAATGCACGGCCAGCGAAATATATTATGACGGATTATGTCAAACATATTGCACTAGCCAACACGCAGCCAAGCAAGTTGCCGGAATATGTACGCGATCACATGGCAGAATGAAAAGCAAAGATAACAACATACTACGATAGGGGGTGAAACAATGGCGAAAACAACATATACAGACTGGGAAGCAGAAGAAAAGATTTTACTGTTACAAGGTTGGGCGCGCAATGGTTTAACAAATGAACAGATTGCAAGCAATATGGAAATAGCAGTTTCCACCCTTTGGGAATGGCGTAAGAAGTCGCCCAAAATATCGAACGCCCTAAAAATAGGCAAGGACGAAGCAGATATACAAGTAGAAAATGCATTGTATAAGGCAGCACTTGAAGGAAATACAACGGCTATGATTTTCTGGCTTAAAAATCGACGTTCTAAAGAATGGCGCGATAAGATACAACAGGAAATCACAACAGAAAGCGCCGTTAAGTTGGTTATTGATAATAATGAACTGAGTGATACAGATGAGTAAAACAAATCTGTTTCGCGATGTAATACGGCCAACACCTAAACAGAAAGAATTCTTGCGGGCAGTAAAGAGTAACATATATACGCTATATGGTGGCGCTGCTGGTGGTGGTAAATCGTATATACTCCGTTGGGGTTTAATATGGCTTTTAATTGATTGGTTTATTAGAACAGGAATTAAAGGCATACGCGTTGGGTTATTCTGTGAGGATTATCCGAGTTTAGATGATCGTCAAATATCCAAAATCAAAATGGAGTTTCCAGAATGGTTAGGAAGTTATAAGGAAAGTAACCATGAATTCACATTAAATGATGAATTAGGCGGTGGCGTTATTTGTTTTCGTAACCTAGACAAGCCAAGTAAATATTTATCTAGTGAATTCGCTGCTATTGCTATTGATGAATTAACCTTGAATAGTCGCGACGTGTTCGATTTCTTGCGTATGCGGCTCCGCTGGACTGGTATAAGTGATACTAAATTAATCGCAGCAACTAACCCGGGCGGAAAAGGCCATATGTGGGTTAAAGATTTATTCATTGATAGAAACTTTACAAAGGAAATGCAACCATTCGCCGATAAGATTGCATATATACAGGCAAGGGCAAGCGATAACCCGCATCTATCACAGAATTATATAGATGCACTTAACACGTTGCCGGAAAAACTACGAAAAGCATACCTTGAAGGCGACTGGAACATATTTGAGGGTCAAGTATTTACAGAATTCCGCACGGATAAGCATGTAATAGAACCGTTTGAAATACCGCATCATTGGCAACGATATCGCTCAATGGACTGGGGATATACGAAACCATATGCAGTATATTCTTATGCGGTTGATTATGACGACGTATTATATATTACTGGTGAATATTATGGCTGCAAGCCGGGCATGCCGGATACTGGAACACAGGAAACGGCGAGGGAAGTCGCACAAAAGATAGAACACTTGAAAGACTATCAAGGCGTAGCAGACCCCGCTATATGGCAGCGAACAGGGCATGACGGGCCAACGATTGCGGAAATATTCGCAACGGAAGGCGTTTACTGGGTGCGTGCTGATAATGATAGATTGGCCGGACTTATGCAAGTGCATCAACGACTTAAAGAAGGCAAGTTAAAGATATTTAGTAATTGCGTACACCTAATACGTACCTTGCCAGCTTTAACGTATGACAAAATAAGAGTCGAAGATGTAGATACAAAACAAGAAGATCATGCGTATGATGCGGTGCGTTATATGTGTATGGCACGGCCTGTTAAATCAGTTAAACCAGATAAGCCATTTAATGACGGTTACAGATATGTTGATGATAGCGAAGGAGATATAAGCGCATGGGGCGTATGAGTGAAAGGGCGTTACGTGATTACGCCTTTAAGGTTCTAAAATCGGAATACGGCGAACGTGAGGAAAAGGGTGTTATTATTCCGGCTAAGTATACAGATGCAGAACTAGCGGAATTCGCAAAAGCAATGCCACAATGGCAACTAGAACAGATGTACGATATGATTTATGGTTCTGAAATGGTGGAGTAATGAACATAGAACAAACAACCTTTGATATATATGAAGCAAAACAAAATGTAAAAAGTGCATTAGCCGCCACGTCAGAATGGCGCAAGGCTGCTGCCGAAGATTTTGCCTTTATGCAAGGTAAGCAATGGCAAGACGGCGACTTAAAGAAAATGCGCGAAGCTGGACGGCCAGCAATCACAATTAATAGAATTAGACCGGTGATTAATCTGTTATGCGGTTATGCATCACAGAATGAAACAGAACCGGACTTTTTACCACGTTCCGAAGAAGATGATAGAATAAGCCGCGTTGCTAAAGGTATTACAAAATACTGTTTAGACCGTGCGAATTATCAACGCAACAAGGGCAAATGTTTCCGTGATAAGATTATTTGCGGTTTAGCCAATTACTGGGTAAGTTATGAATTTGACTATACAAAGTTAGACGGCACTATTCAAATTGAACGTGTTTCTCCGTTTGATGCTTTCATAGATCCGGAATGTAAGAAAGACGATTTAAGCGACGCGCAATATGTTGGCCGTTATAGTTGGGAAAGCTCCGCTAAACTAAAACAAGTATATCCGGATAAGGTCAATGAAATTGATGCGCTTAAACATAAATACGATGATACCGAACAAGAAGCCGGCATAGTTGAAACGGTAGACGGCGAAGCGTTATGGTATAACAACAATTACAATAAAATCCGTGTAGTGCAGTACTGGTATAAGGAATACGGTAAACGAAACGTATTCATGACAAAAGAGGGTTTAATTGATGAAGCTAACCCTCTATTTGTTGTATTGTTGGCTACAGGAAAGAAGCCAACCAGTATTCCAGATACTAAAATCAGATATGCGACATTCGCCGATGATGTACTACTTGAAGAAGGCGAAAGCCCTTATAAGCACGGTAAATTCCCATTAGTACGTGAATATTGTTACTATACCGGCGAATTGGTAGATGATGAATTGGAACCGGCTGGCGTAGTACGTGATATTAAGGACGCGCAACGTGAATTAAATAAGAACAGAAGCCAACGCATGCACGTTGTAAACCAACAATCATTAGGCGTTAAATTCTGGCAAGGTCAATTCACGGAACAATTAAAGAAAACTATCAAGAATGATAGTACAAAACCGGGCGCCAATATATTCCTACCGCCGGGCGTTTCCTTTGTGGACGGTACGCCGGCAATGGATAGCAATATCAATATGAGCCTTGAACAACAATCAAGCAATGATTTTTATGCTATTTCTGGCATTACTCCGGAAAGCCTTTCCGGTAGTGTTGGCAGTATGAGCGGCAAGGCAATCGACTTACGGCAATCTGTTACAACTGTTCAAACGGCTGGTATCTTTGAACAGTCAAAAGAAGCAGAACGGCAAATTGTCAAATTGCTATGGGGTGAGAAAAACGCACCGGGTTTAATTCCGCAATTCTACAATGAAGCCAAAGCAATGCGAATTATGGGCGACGACGGGCAAAAGGAATTTGTACAGATTGCACCGGGTTTAAATCAACCTATGCAAGAACAGATTTTAACCGATGCACTAGGGCAGCCACAACGTGATGCGGAAGGCAACCCAATCAAACAAGTACTATATGATCTATCCGCCTTTGATTTTGATATAGTAATCACTACAAGCCAAGCAAGCGCAACGGCAAGACGTGCTAACCTATATCAATTATTGGAAGCTAAGAAAAGCGGCGTTGATATTCCTATGGATATTATCCTTGATTTCATGGATTTCCCAGAAAAAGAAACGGTTAAGAAACGCATGCAAGAAGCGGCAGAAAAACCAGCGTTACCAGAATTGCGTGTAAGTGGTTCGCTTGATGATATGCCAGCGGAAGCGTTAAGCATGTATTTACAAACGCTAGGCGTACAGATTTCACCACAACAGATTATGGCTGAGCGGTTAGCCTTGAAAGGTAAACAACCAAACATTCAAAATACACCACAAATTATGCCACCTATGAACGATTTAGGCACTATGTAATATAAAGTATCAACACAATAATAAACGCTCCGTAATGGGGCGTTTTTTATATTTCGCCCTAAGTAACGGCGTTAAAAGGCTTGCTTATACATTATCGCCCGGCAACGGCGTTAAACTGCCATATTTCTTTATTCGTCCGGCAATGACGTTAAAAGGCTAAGGAGTATTAGATATGGAAAAAGATTTAGTTAATATCGAAGATGCTGGTTTCACTCCGGAAGATTTAGAAAACGCGGGCGTGAACGTTGAAGAACATACCGAAGAAACGGATACACCGGAAACCGTAACAGATGAACCCTCTACAGATGATGCGGCCGAAAGTGATGCGAATGATGCGGAAGTAGAACCGGAAACGCCGAACACAAACGAAGAAACGGAAGAAACGCATGCGAACGATCATAACTTAAAGGCAGCACTTGCACAGGAACGCGCAAGACGTAAAGCGGCCGAGGAACGCGCAAGACAATTTGAAGCGCAACAAAGACCAATTACATTGCCAGATAATGAAGTATCTGATATTCGGGACTTTGTACGCCGTGAAGCATTAAAACGCTTTAATTTAACGGCGGAAGATTTAGAAAGTCTTATGTTTGAAGATGTGCAAAAGTATAACGATTTCATTCGTTTTGAAGCTAACGCAGAATACACAATTACTAATCAGCAAATGGCGGTACATCAACAAAGACAAACTAACCTAAATTTCGTAAATGAAATTAAATCACTACCGAACTTTGGGGAATTATATCAACGTGGATTAGAAAAGCTAAACGGAATGACGATGCGCGATGCACAACCGATTAACGATGCTTTTTATCGTGTTGATATCGGCGAAGGTACAGAAGCCGATTTTGAAACTATCAGAAAGTTTGTTACAGAATTGCAAAATGAACGGGCGACAAGTACCGAAGTACCGAATAACCCTTTACAAGTTGCGGCGACGCTGCCAAAGGCTGGCGCGTTAAACGGTGGTGTTCCTACACCTAACAAGGTAACGGAAGAAGATATTTTGAAAGCGTACCAAACAGGCGACCTTGATGCATTGCCGGACGATGTACGCAAATATTTTGACGAATTATAAGAGGTAAAACATGGCAGACCAAAGAAACCAAGTAAATATTCCAGCTAATTTAGTACCTAAAGTATGGGCTAAAAAAGTATGGCACGAAGGCGTAAAAGATAGTTATTTTGATAAGTTTACTGCAATGGACGGTTCCAACGTAGTACACCAAAACAAAGATTTAACAAACGTTAAAGGTGATAGCGTAGTATTCGGCTTGATGATGAACCTTAGCGGTAACGGCGTAGAAGGTAACCGCGCTAAATTATCCGGTGCAGAAGATAGCTTGAACATTTACGACTTTACTGTACAAACTCAATTAGTACGTAATGCGGTATCCCGTTTTGAATCGGACGACCAAAAAACACAGTATGACATGTTAAAAGAAATCAAAGTTGTTTTGAAACAATGGTTATCTGATTGGTTAGATAACAAGTTGATTGAAAAATTAACTACTAGCAATACTGCCAACGAAACAATTTACGCAAGTGCTGCCGGTACTATTTCCAGCATTACGGCGAACGATAAATTAACAACAACACTCATTTCCCGTGCTAAACGGAAAGCAATGATGCACGCGCCAAAAGTGCAACCTATTAAGATTGACGGCATGGATAAATATATTATGCTTGTATCTCCGTGGGCGGCTAAAGATTTAAAAGATGATCCGAAATGGTTGGCAGCGCAACAAAATGCAAATGTTCGCGGTTCTAAAAACCCTATCTTTACAGGTGCGTTAGGTGAATACGATGGCGTTGTTTTGTACGAATACGAGCGCGTATTGACTAGTGCTTCCGGCGCAAGCGGTGCTAATGTATGCAATAACTTGTTATTAGGTAAGCAAGCGGCATGTTTCGCAGTAGCAAGACCAGCCAAACACATTGAACAAACAGACGACTACGGCAACATTGCTGGTAATGGTATTGCGTTCTATGGTGCAGTTGAAAAAACAAAATTCAACATGGCCGATTATGGCGTAATCGCCGTTAAAACTGGCGGCGCAGTAGAACGCTAATTTTTGAATTATGGGCGGGGTAATACCCGCCTTTATTCTTATATGGGGTGAATATGAACGTAAAACAAGTTATCTATAGGGCGTTCATGCAAATAGGCGATACATCGCAAGAAACGTATACACCATATCAATTATTGGAGTATTACAACGAAGGCAATCACTTATTAAATGCCCTTATCGGTCAGTACTGCCCTAGTTTGGCACAGGCAACGCACGAAGATAACGGCACCGGACGCATTACGCTGCCCGGTCAATGTATCAGCGTGTTAAATGTCAAAGCCGATGATGCGGACGTACAGGCCTATCATGTATTGAATTTACAAACGATAGTATTTGATGCAGATCATGAGCAGAAAATAACCGTTGATTATATAATGACTGCTGGATATAAGAAGCTAGATGATGAAAGCGGACTACCGGCAGAATTAGAAACGTTATTAGTTGATTACATCGTATATAGGGTTATGAACCTTGATATTTCCGGCGTAACGGCGAATATGGTTAATGCGTTGCAATCCATTAATGAAGGTTTGGGGAATAATGAAAGCGTAATTGCGGAAGGGTATTGGAGTTATGGTTGTAAGCGAATTGATTACTCTAGTTAATGTAGAGTCAAACGAAATACTAGATGAACAATTGGAATATATCCAGTACATCAACGCAGCTATTGATTGGCTAACTACTATTCTTGTTAGCATTAAGGATAGGGAAGTAGTTAAGAATACAGATATACCTAACCTAAAAGGCGTACCGTCCGACTTCATGGGGTTCGTTCCTAAGAGTGGTTATCCTATCCGCATCATAAACGGAACGTTTGAAACCTATGACGGTGAAACGGTTAAAGAAGTATTTTATAGTGTTCGCAAAAATCACGTTGATGATTTAGACGACCCTATTCCGTTTTCTGAATTCTTTCATCAATATTTAGTGCAGCTTATATCTTTCATGGTTAAGAAAAAATCGCTTATGACGGATTATGCTGCTTATGATAAACAATTCATTGACTACATAACGGAACAGATTAAGGCGGCAAGAGGTATAGCATAATGGGCGTTAAACAGGTGGCAACTACAAACGGGTTCCGGCTGGGCCTTGATTGGAGCAACCCGCCGGAAAATATCGACGTGCAAGCGCTAACACAGGCGCAACAATGCGAATTCGATAGAACAGACAACGCACTCCGTACCGTTCCGGGTATTCGTGTATTGTATGATTTTGGACTACCAATAGAAACGATATATCATGATGTATACCGTAATAAGTGGTACTTTTCTAGTGGTCGAAATTTGTATGAAACAGATTTTAGCGGTAATACACTATTAGGCACATTAAATGGTACCGAACGGCCGAAATATCATGCGTTTGGCGGTGATATTCTCATTGCCAGCGGTGATAAATTGCAAGCCATTTCGGGTGCTGGTAAGTTATCCACTATTGAAAGTCCTGTATGTGATATAGTATCAAGTCATTCCGGGCGCGTACTGATTGCATCGACTAATTCGCATAGGTTGAATTGGTCGGCAGTTGGCGACTACAACGCATGGAACCATAACAGTAACGATGCATCTAGTGCGCAATATGTGGACGTTGGATATAAAGACCAAGGCAGCATCATTGCGATTGATTTCTTATCACGTGCGATTATCGTATACAAAGAATACGGGCGCGTGTATCAAGTAATCGGCACGCCAGATGCACAGAATTTAACCGTATATCCTTTATCCTCTACCGGTTATTGTAGTGGCGCAACGGTGAGCGTTGATGATCGTAGTTACTATTTAGGCAATCAAGGGTTTATGTCTTTCGTGCCTACAAATACCTATGCAGAAATACAACCGTTTGAAACTGGCTTGAATATCAACTCTTATCTATTGAAGTACATAACGAAAGATTGCGAAGTGTGGCATATATCCAGCCGTAAGCAAATTTGGATAAAACCATATAATGGCGATACGGTATTTATATATCACTACTTACCACGATATGAGGACGGAAGGGGCGTTTTCACATCAAGAAAATTCACGCATAACATCAATGATGCGGTGAATGTGGATAAAGAAGTATACATAGCATACGGCAATAAGATTGGTATTCTTGACGAAACAATAGATACCGACGATGCGAAACAAATCCAAACGTCAATTATAAGCGGCAACAGATTGGCAACACGTCAATTTGTGTTGATTATGAACTATAATTTTGTAACGCATAATCTTATTCCCGGTTATGGCACTATTGGCATATCGAATAAGAAGCCTAAGCCAATTAACTTTTCAAGTAAGGCAACAAAGACCTACTATGCGAATGAAAAGCTATACGAAGCCAAAACATTAATGAATATTAATGAATACACAAAGGCGTATAAGATTGGCGGCGGTGCAAATCGTAATGTACAATTTAAAATCAATGTTCAAAAGGGCGCTATTTCGTTACGCCAGTTAGATTATACGTATGAAGAGGTTTAAACATGGCATATAAAGAAAAATACCCTTTGGATATAACGCCACAGGGCGATACTGTACAAGATAGTATTAAGAAAAACCGCGATGAATTATTGAACGTTGCGCAACAAATAGAACTAAAAGCCGGTGGCGGTGGTGGTACTGGCGGCGGTGGTACTGGTGGCCTACGTAATAGGGTATTGAGTGGTAAAGTAAGCAATGGTGAATTTTCATTCTTAACCGGCGATAACCTAAGCGTAATGATTGACGGCAGCCAAACGCCTGTATTGTTATCATTCGCCGACGGTTTCAACGATTACGGCGCAGTTGATTATATCCAAACGATTAACCGTAAACAAAGCGTATGGAGTCTACCGGCTAATAGTACATCGTATTTATACGTTGAACGTTCAGCATCTGGCGGCCTAACTTATGGCAGTACAACGCTTGAACCGATGCGCCAGCCTAATGCACCAGCAGCGGCAACGGATAAAATGTACTACAATACCACAAACGAAAAAATGTATGTGTATACTGGCACGTATTGGAAAGCTATATTGCGCGTGGTGGTAGCGGTTGCCGTTACAGATGCAACGCGTGTAAAGTCAATCAAGTATTATGATCCATACTTAAACACCGCAACAGATGCAGTAATTGGCACGCGTACGGTTGACGGTAAAGCGTATGAATTAACAGACATTCTTAATCAAATGGCGGAAGCTATTAAAAAGATTGCTGGTGATGCTAATTTCACCAACAACCCAAGCCGAACATTAAAAACTATTACGGATACAGTAAACGGATTAAGTAGTACATATTATCGTAAAACTGATACAGTAGCCAACGCAACGCATGCGGTTAGTGCAGATACCGCAACGCGGGCCAATTCGGCCGCAACGGCGGATAATGTTGCATCGTGCGTTAAGAAGGCCGGCGATACCATGACGGGTACGTTAAAGGTTCCGGGCCTTACTAATGACTCGATTGATTTAGATTATCTTGCTAATAACAAGGCGGGTTATAGTGGCTTTACGTTCGGTGAATTAAATAATTATCGCATATGGGGTACTGCTTATTGGGGTATTGGCGCCATGTTTCCGTGGTATACAAGCCAAGACCGCATATTAGGTACTCAGCTTTATTTTGCTAACAGTAACGCGGCGTTTATTCGTTTTGATACAAATACAAAGGGCATGAATGAATGGCAACGCATCGCAACGTTTGAAAATAACAATACGTTAACATTCCCGAACGGCGCGAAGTTAAAGGTGGAATAATATGCCTAATATCGTATTAGAAAAAGACGGTCAAACATACCGTTTCGGACTTAACATAGATAAATCCGTAACAAATGGTAAGGCGGTACCAGTAACATATAACGGCGTTGATTACTACGCCCGATATGGAACCGATGCAACACCGTTAAAAACCGAAGTGAACGGCCAGACGTATTATATCCAATATGATGCCATAGAATTTGCACGCTTTTATTGGGAACGCCGTGCGAGTGATACAAGCGGATACAGTACAACTTTGTTTTTCCCTAAAGGGCGGTATCGCGTAACGCTTGACGGTAGCAATAACAGAAGTTGGGATATTAATGTTAATGATAGCGGGAATAGAACCGTATCAATCAGTTTTCCGGGTTCTATGAATAACAAGCGTTTAGAGTGTTCTATAAGTGGTTCATTTAATAATTACGTCGTATCTGGTTATAACTGGAATAAAGTAACGATTGAACGGATAGGGGATTAACGATGCAACTTGAAAGCCTTGAAAGCATGATAAAAGACTATGAACGGCGCACGGGTGAACGCGTTAGCCTTGAAGGTTTTTATTTTGATGAAAACAACAATTACAAAGATAAATATAACTACTATTTCAAATGGTTCCCTAATGCTGGGTTCTTGTTCTGGACTATCAACGAACATGACGGCGAAAGGTATTTTACTATCTGGCAGACATACGGTGATATGAAAGTAATAGGAAAATATATCGTTGAAGTAATGAAAATGAATGATCTTGATGTAATTGTAACGGCAACACATCGAAGCGTGCGCGGTTTCATTAAAAAGTGGAACATGGAACGCGTTCCAACTATGGACTATACCTATAATGGGTTTGATTACAAAGTACTGAAAACGGTGCGAAAACACCTTGAAGCGACTTTGTAGAAAGGAAAAGCATGTTTAAATTTGACTTGCAATTATTTGGCGGCGGCGGTAAAAAGTCGAAGGTAAGCAGCATTGATGCCAAATTACCTACGGCAACGGCCGACGAAAAGCAACTATTACAAGGCCAAATGGATTGGATTAATAACACCAATCGAAGCGCCAACACCTTGCAAGGTATGGGCGATGCGGCTTTAAGTAATGTGATAACGCCAGAATACGGCAATATGTATAATTCGTATTTAGGCGCTAACCGTGGCAATCAAAATGCTATAGGCGCGTTGCAGAACCTTGTAACAACTGCCGGCGCTAAGAATTTGACGGATAACACCAGATACGCAAATCAGCTGGCGGCAAGCGTTGATAGTATGAACAATGGCGCAAGCCAGTTAGCTAACGAATATAACGGCGCATTGCTTAATAATCAAAACGCAATGGATAGCATTACAAACGGCCAATTACCTACAGGCTATGCAGATGCTAGACGGCAAGCGTTAAACAATGATTTACAGGCAACTGTAGGCAATGCAGTTTCTGGCCTAGCAAGTCGCGGCATTGTGAATTCATCTATTACAGATAATGCATTAAATGATATTAGCAAGAACGCATCTAATACACTTGCGGCACAGTATTCAAACGATTTAGGCCAAGCGGCGGCACTCAATACGCAAGCGCTTAATAATAATTTAAGCGGCATCGGTGCAAAAATGGGGTTATGGGGTAATACCTACAATAACAATCAAAACGGTATTATTAATCAAGCAAATCTAATGAACCAAGGTTATGCAAATCAGATGAATAACGCCGGCACCGCAGCGGGTTTAGTAGGCCAACGCGAAGGGTTAGCGCAAAACCCTATTAATACAGGCGCAACAACACAAAGCGCGGCAATTCAACCGGCCAAAGATTACTACTCTATGAGCCAGTTGAATAACGCGGATCAAGAAGATTTACTTAACAGATTTATGTCATTACGCTATGGACTAGCACAACCAGCACAAACAATGGTTAAGCAAGGTTCCGGCGGTTTCTTTGGAGGACTTATGAAAGGTTTTTGTTTTGTAGCGGGTACTGAAATTGCAACACCAGAAGGTGGCAAGGTTATTGAAACGTTTGTAAATGGTGATACTGTTATCACTTTGGGTGCGGTTAATGATGTAATTGCATTGCATGATATGGGCGAAAAAGAAACACATCGCCTTGAAACTGTATCCTTTGGCGTAACAACCACAGGCACAGAAAAGGTATTGACTCCGGAAGGTTTAAAATTAGTTAGTGAATTGGTAGTTGGCGAAGTTATTATGACGGTTAATGCTTATGAACCGGTTACATTAAGCGAAGCAACTGGCAATACTGAACACGTATACGAATTGCAATGTACTGGCGATAATCTCTTCTACGCTAACGGCATTATGGCGGAAGGCATCAATGAAGATGAATTGAAAGCTATTGCAGATGCAGCGGAAGAAACACCGGAAGAAAAACCGGCAAAGAAAACAACTAAAAAATCCAGCAAGAAAGATGAACCAGTAGAGGAAGCAACCGAAGAAGTAGAGAAAGTAGAGGAATAACACAATGGGCGTTATCTACGTTAAAGACTTTGAACCATGGGCGGCGTTGGGTGAATTAGCCGGTCAATATTTCTCTCACCGTTTGGGCGCATTGCAAAATAATAAAATGGCTAAAGGTTATCAAGCAATGCTAGGCGGTGGCGGTGGCGCCGGCGGGGAACAAGACCCGAACACGCCGCAAATTGTGGATAATAATAACCGCATGGCGGGAATGGGTATGCAACAACCTAATAGCGCCGGTCAAATTAACCAGTTATTGTCTAATTCTAATAACACATTTGCCAATAACTTGATGCAAAAAAATAACGTTGGTTTATGGGGCGGCCAAAATCCAGCCGCACCAGCACAACCGATGCAAGCTAACACAGATGCACCGGCTAACCCTGTTACTGATCAACGCTTTAACGCTTATATGAATGAGCCAAGCCCTACACTACAAAAGCAGTTGCAAGCACAGGCAGCGCAAGCACCACAAATGCCAGCAACGCCAGCGCAACCGCAACAAAACACGGGGTTATGGAACTTTCAAAATCTAAATAATACTGGTATTAATTTAGGGGTACCGCAAACATACCAAGAAATGATGCAACAAAGACAAAACGCACCTTTTCATGGGGCGCCCAATTCGGCCGTAAATGGTAACGCCGAAGCGGATAAAGCGCCGGGCCAATACTCTATACCAGATAAAGCAAGCGTAACAAGCGAAGCAAGAAAACAACTAGGGGCCAATACGTTAGCCCTAGTTAAAGCCGGTTTTGATTTTAAGACGGCACAAGGTTTAGCAAGCGAACAATATCAAACTGACGTTAATAATATGTACATGCAGCAAGTCAACGAATATCAAGAAAAAGTGCTTGAACCAATGCGCCAGCAAATCATGAATAGCCTTGTATTTACACAGGATAAAGACGGCAACCCGGTGGTAGATACCTATAACACAAAACGGGTTAAAGGATTGGCGCCAGCCGTTGCAAGATACAATTATCTAGCAAGTAAGGTAGGCGCTGGTACTATTGATATGAATAACTTGAATAGCATTGCGGCACTTGATAAACCAGATTACAAGTTTAGCAGCGCACAAAACGGCCATATTGTACGTTACAACATGGGCGACGGTACTATTCAAGATATGGGCGGTTATGGCAAAGTTGAGACCAAACAATTTGCGAACGGCCAAGTTATCGTTATGACACCAGACGGCCAAATGAAAAATATCGGTAATTTCGGTGCTAAAAACATCAAAGTTATGCCGGACGGTAAAACGTATATTGTTGGATCAGACGGCAGCATGAAATATGTAGGTACGCATGTTAAACCGGCAACGGCTACACAGTCCGGCACTAGTGGATATAATGCGCAAGTATTGCGTACGTTATCAGCGCAGCATACCGCATGGGTGAAAGCTAACCCAGACAAGGCAGAAACAGAAAGCCCTTATTACGGGCAATTACAAAGTGCATTAAGCGGTGCGCCTACTGCTGGCGGTGGTGGTGCTGGAACGCCAACGGTTAAACGGCAACCGACTTATTCCAGCGAAGAACAAGCAGCAATTTCCAAGCGAATGAACGAACTATCAGCGCAAGGCTGGAGCGATGATCAGATTGCGG